CTGTGACTTCTGTATTAGTTCCCTTAGTTCTTCTGTTGTGTGACGTACAAGTAGGCCACTAAAGTTAGGATCATTCAACCCATGTAGCGGATCAGCAAGCATAGCGTAGGATTTACCACCACCCGCTGCACCTCCGTAAAGTACCTCACGCTCTGACGAACTAAGGAAATGCGTCTGTGGGCCAGGGTTAGGCTTGAATACCACATCCATAGCCACATCTACATCATACTCAGGAGCTTTGACTTGTGCAGGTACAGTATCTACTTTTGGGGTAGCGGCTGTTTCAACTGTCTCTGTCAGTTTCTGCGTATGCCCCGACACCTTTGGCTTCAAGTTTTTCGATTTCTTCAAGGGTTTCTTTGAGCCACTTGGCAAGCTTGCGCTTAATTGCAATCGTTTTTTTACGTCTTTGCTCAACTTCAATTCGCCTCTTTAAGCCTGTATGGCCTATACTACGACCTGTTTCTCTGCTTAGCCAGTGGGCTACTGCACGATAACTATACTGCTTTAGGTGACGCTTGGCAAGTTCTAAAGCCTCTAGTTCAGACTCAATAGGTACAAGAAGTTTGTCATTGTCAGGGTGTAGCTCGTAACCAAAGGGGATACGTTTTGTTACCCTTACAATAGTATGCCATTTCTTACTGTGCTGCTTTGGAGGTAGTGGTAACTGCCAGAACCCTAGATCTCTTTGAGGTATTATTCGTTTGAACCTTCTTTTGGTGGCAGATAGAAGATACCTCCACCGCCAGATGTTACGTCTACTTTGTCTACCTTACCAAGTCCGGCACGATCAAGCAAGTCCTTTGCTGCTACCATCTTCTCTTTGATGCCTAGTTCAGTAGGATCATATAAAGCGCCAACCATAGCCATAGCAGCCTTGGGCGCAGTACGAGCAAAGTAAGTACGTGTCTTCTCGCCAATTTCATCTTTCAACGAGTCCACAATAGCTGCTGTGCTGGAAGCAGGGGCGTAGCCTGCAAGCTTCTTAGCTGCAACTACATCTCCGCCAGCCTCATCAAAGAGTACCTCTAAGAAGCGCTGTTGCTGTTCTGTTAATGCTCGTGCCATTAGTACTTCCTTATAGTGGATTATCGGCTAGTTCATCATACGCTTTCCAGATATCGTCTATCTCTGTGTTAAGCGTCTTGAGTGTGTCACCTAGTCCGTCTGTAATAGTTGTAGCCTTATCCACTTGGCTACGAAGGTCTAGTAACAGCTTCTGCTGCTCTAGGATCTGTGTCATGTTTGTGCTTAGCTGTGCAAGCTTAGTGTTTAAACCTCGCACATCGTTATCCTGAATGGCCTGCTCTAGCGTTTGGATACGAGAAGTAAGCTTGGCAGCTTTAGCGTCAAAGGATGCAGACTTATCTACGACCTCTGCAATACCAGCCTCAACACCGTAGAAGCGCTGCAGTGTATCGTAAGACCACCACACACCACCTGCAACGGAAGAAAGAACTGGAAGTGCTACTGCAACCATCCAGCCCTTAATGTTGTAACCACCTACGCTAAACTCAAAGTCCATCATTGTGTTGGCATTGCCCCATACTCATTAATGTATTCACCTGCAGCGTACACGTCAGAAGCGCTCTTCATCTCTGATGTTAGGTATCCCTGCCAACCTGTACCAAATCCAGCGTCTGCCCAAGTAATTACAAACTCATCAACAGACTGAGTATATGTAATCGCTGTGTAGCTACCTACTACAAAGTTATTCTGTACTGCATAGCTGTCTATGCTTGCTGTTAGTTCATCGTTATTAGCAGCAGCCATGTAAGCACCTGCCTGTTGAGCATAACCCTCTACAGCAGCTACAGCATCATTGTACTGATCTACTTCTACGGCGTCAATAGAATACTCATCTGTAGCAACCATATCCTGCAGAGCAACTTGCTCAGGCTTAGTATCTGCTTCACTGGCTACAGATGCAACCTCTACTGCAGTCATGATAACAGAAGTAGCAGCAGTGAGGTTATCAACTGCTGTGTTCAAGCTATTCATGTTAGCTGCGTGTTCCTGCATAAACAACTGCTCTGCTGTAGTAGCAACAGCGTAGTCATGCTGAAGTACAAGATCTTTAGCTTGCAAGTAGTTCTGCAACTCATCAGAAGAAATTAAGCCATCCTTCATAGCATCGTCTGTTACAACACCACCGATAGCTGCATAACCTACAGCACCAACTGTACGAACACTACTGTCTTTGATACGTGTCTGAATGTCTCCAATACTAGCGATCAGATAGTCAATCTTTTCCTGACCAGTCATTGTATTAGGGTCTACGTTAGCGCTTGCTACTCCTGAAACGCTCACTAATGCTGAGCTTAGGAGCATTGTCTTCAATAACTGCTTCATCTGTGTCTTCCTCTCCTACCCTTAAGAGGGTGTCCCAAAAGTCTGTGTCAAGTTCATACCCAACTATGTAGAGCGCTGGGCTGTCTCTGTACTTGTTTATCGCTGCTCTCCCCATGAGCAGTTTTCCCGTCTTGCTGTCGTTGATAGGGCATGGTGTATTAGCTAACATCATACTCCTGAATACGACAGGATCTTGGCAAAGTACAGATATAGCTGATACCTGTAATCCTAAGCCACCTACTTGCTGTGGTGCGCCTAAGAGCCTAGCATTCTTGCGTCTGTTGCAAGAGTCGTCCTGCACAGCCTCACCAGTACTGAAACCAAACACCGTAACCTGTAAGCCTGTACTACGTGGCATTAAGCAACTGTCGTTACCACCAGCACCCATAACTGTAGGAGCTATTGCACTCATGACAGGAGCAGCACTCCCAGCACCAGTAGCGTTGTAGTTGTTAGTTACTGACTCTTCAGAGTTGTTACTGTCTACAGTACTGTGCTCGTTACTTGTAGAGAAGTCACCCGTAACATTACCAGCCTGCGCAGTCATCCCCAATAACATCACGGAGATCAGGGTCACTGCACATAAGCTGTAGAGCGGCATCTTTCTGACCGATATATGTAAGAGTTTGTGCATCTAAGTTCCGTTGGCATTTGCTATCATTAGCAGGGCAAGAGGAAGGCAAGACCACATTTGAATTACTACATGCTGTAGTTATACTCATACAAATCAGAAATGCAAGACTATTTGAACGATTTAGCCACGACATTGCGGATCTCACCACGTGCGATACCGATGTCATGAAGCTCTTTGTCTGACATGTTAGTGAGAATCCAGTAGTCTGCACGAGCTTGTTGTGCCTTTTGTAAGCTTGCCAAGAAGTCTGTGAATGTTTTGATGATAAGTGCGAACATTGTTGTGTTTCCTATGTTAAGCCTAGCTTCATTGCTAGGGACGTACATAGTTATACACAGATGTCAGACAGTTACCTCTACTAAGTTTGCATACCCGTTATTCGCTACACGCCTGAGAAGGTCTCTGTAACAGTTAGGATAGTGTCTACGTGCCCTGCTGTTGCAGGTGTTACTTGTATCTTATCGCCAGCAGCGAGAACAATCTCAATGTCTGAGAAGGTTACATACTCACCAGCACCTAAGTTCTTACCTGTAAGGAAGTGCGAGGTGTACGTATCTGCTGCAACATACCACTCAATCTCAATGCTAACATTACCCGTAGTATTGATAACATGCAGATAGCTAAGCTCAGCTGTACAGTTAGGAGGACACGTATATACATCCTCTGTAGTAGTACCTGAGTTATGCCCATAGACAGAACGCCTACGAGCAGGTCTACCCTGGTGATTGAGCGTAACAGCCATTACTCGTCAACCCACGCTTCATTCTCTGGTGTGTTAGGGTCATCCTTAACGTAATGACCTTTAGCTGTACGAGCACGTTTCTTACCGGGGGGAGTTGTAGCTTTCTTGGGCTTCTTAGGCTTAGTAGCTGCAATGTCGGCTTCTGCACAGATGTAGTTGATGTTCTCATCTTTACTCTGCACGTTACCATAGTTATCTTCACCAGCAGACTGATTACCTGCAGAGTCCCACACGTAGCCGTGCTCATCTACACGGTAGCCCTTAGCTTCTAGGGCATCTTTGTATTTATGATAATACTTCATGACTTGTTACTCTTCATTGGACGCTCTGCAGGGTTAGATGCACCACAGTAGCCACCCTTGTTGAAACCCTGTTTATTACCTTTTTTATATTGGTTTTTTACTTGGTCAATTCCCGCCTCATTATTTGCAGCCTTTACCATTGCCAGGACTTTACTTTTAGATGCCTTATACTTTTTATTAAACTCTTTATCTGAAAGCTTGTTTTTATCCCTCATTATAGAAATAATGTCAATATCTGCACCCATATCCCCTATAGACTTTGGGCCAGGTTTTTTTCTTGTATACTGCTTAGCACCAGATGCCATGCTCTTTAGATTAGCCATTATTTCTTACCTTCTTTGATTGGACGTTCTGCAGCGTTAGATGCACCACAAGCTAAACCACCGTGTTTGTAACCCATCCGCTTAGCTACTTCTGGTGCTGCCTTCTTTAAGGCTTTCATACCTTTGTTCATACCTTCATGATAACCTGTTCCACCACAGTGAGAACAACCTTTACCCTTACACTTAGGACACATCTTCTTCATGTTCGTTTCTTCCCAGATGCTGTTGTAGACCACTTAACTTTCTTTGGTCCTGTCTTCTTTGCTGCTTCTTTTTTACTTATCTTACTTGCTACTGCTTTGGGTCTACAAGCAGGATAGGCTCTCTTAGATTTAGTAGCAGACTTACGACCACAGGGCTTACCTGTCTTAACATCTGTCCACTCTTCTCCAAACCACTTACCTAAGCCGCCAGCCTTACTTTTTGACTTTGTTGGCTTTCGTGCCACTGTAATTACCTCCACGTGCTTTGTATGTCTTAGTGAGCCAAGCAGAGCCATAAGCGCTGGGCCATACGTCAAACTTCTTCTTAGCTTCTGCCTTTACTTTAGCATACAGCTTCTTGTTTGTAGGGGTAGGAGACTTAGCCATTACCACTTCACCTTGTCTGCCCAGTAAGCGGCACTTGTCTTACCCTTCTTGATATTCTTAGCGTGTCGAGCCTTGAAGCTTGCACGTTTCTTCTTCATGCGATCAGATTCACCCGCTTTAGGCTTGCCTGCTGTGGATGCTCCCTGTTCACCAAAGCGGATGAGCTTAATGGTGTCACCTTCCTTGGCAAGTACTGCGTGGGATTTAGT